ACATGATGCTGCTAAAGCAAATGACGTTAATAAGGTAAACGAGCTCTTATTAAAATACTCTCAAACAGCCGAAACCGCACCACAAGAGTCAGTTAATTTAAACACCGAGGCTTGGGGAGATGTATGGAATAGTATTAAAGAATTCGCTTCTACAATTTTTAACTTTTTTAAACAAAATTCAAAATTAGTTTACGGGGCTTTAGGTCTTATGATTGCTGGGCCGTTAGGGGCAGCTGCTCTTCCTTTATTAGCTACTGCAATTGAAAAAGGTAATTGGGGCACTGGGGGCGGTGATAAAGATGTAACTAGTAACAGTAATACAGCAATAAATAAAGAAGTTAATGATCAAACTAAATGGAATCAACTTAAAGCGTATTTTAATAGTATCCAGACTAGCGCTACTGCCGGAAAAAAGGTAAAAGCTGCTTCTGTAGGCGTTGTACGAGATTTATCAGCGGCATATAGTATTGCGCTTAACCCTCAAGAAATAAAACGTATTACAGATGGCACCACACTTAATTTATTAAGCCCTGGAGATAGCCCTGAGGAGCCACAGTTTCAGCTTACCGGGGGTAATACCGGTTCGTATAGAATATCAGTAATAAAAGACGGCAACTTATGGGCTGTAGCTCCTGAAGCAAGCGGCACTACAGCCTCACCAGCAGCCTCAGGGGCCCCAGCTTCAGAAGTAAAACCTAAAGGTCAACCACGTAATGCTCTCGGCCGATATACGAAAGTAAATAGCAGTTTTAATTATAATGCTAGTAAAGTGTTAAAAGAGTTTTATAAAAACAGTAAACCTTTACCAATAGAGACCTAATGGATGAGTACTGTACAACAGTCAATACTTAATAAAAATAGAAAAGATAAGTTTCTACTTATCTTAAACCTGCCTAATATACTTAAAAATGCAAACAAGATAAGTCCAGGAGATCGAGCTTCTGAGTATTTAAATTTAGATAGTTTGCAGTATTCTATATACGGAAGTATAGTTCCTACTACTACTATTCCAGAGGTTGATATGCCGTATTCCGGGCAAGTAGCAAAATATACGAGTTATGCAAGACCGGAATATACAGCAGTAACTGTTAAGTTTACTGTTGATAACGAATTTAATAACTGGTGGGTGCTATGGTATTGGTTAGATGTAATTAATAATAGCACTCAAGGCACATATAATAGTAACAATCTCCCAGACGGTTTATCTTATAAAAATATACATAGTTACGAAACAAACATAACTGTATATGGGCTGGATGAGTACAACAACAAAAAAATACAATTTGATTATATAAGAGCATTTATTACCGGTCTTGGAGAAATAACCTATGATCACAGAGATCCAGACCAGATAGAGTCTTCTTTCACGTTTGCTTTTAGCCAGTTAAAGACTCAACTAGTTTAATAATAATCCCGGATTCTAAGCTGGAATTTTATAAATAATAGTACAACTCTACTTATGGCAAACGTACGCACAATAAATTCCCCAGGCGTTGAAGTTCGCGAAATCGACCTCTCAACAAGAGCAGTCACACCAGCCGGTACTAACGTACTTGCAGTCGGCTTTGCGCCTCAAGGCCCAACATATGAAATTGTAAACCTTTCAACTCTTAGCGAGTTTGAAACGGTTTACGGTACCCCAACCAATGCTGCTGAAAGATACTTTTACTATTCAGTAAGACAACTCTTTACAAATGGTAATAATCCATCTGTTAAAGTAGCACGTTTGCCGTACGGTACTGCAGGCGGAGAAGGTACCACAAGTGAATATAGTGCATTAGCGTTCCCATTATTTGCTATTCCTTCTGATACTTCAACTTACGGTACTGCTGCCGCTGTTGCCGGTACTATTCCATTAAGTTCAGCTCAAGGCTACTTTCTCGGGGAACCCGCTCTTGTTGCATTAACAGAAAGTCAATACCAAACTGTTAAACAAGGTGGTCTTAACTGGAACACAACAACTGGAAACGTTGCTTTAAGTAGCTTTACAGTATCTGGTACCAACGTAGTAACAAACCTTGGTAAAGCCGGTCTCATCGTTCTTAACGAAGCAAAGACCACTATTAACGAGAAATTTGAAGGCTACTACCTAAACTTATCTGACTCATATAGTAACAATCCTGCATCAGACTTTGATGACACCGTTACTATTAAGACTGTTGGTAGTACATACTTCGTTGATGGTGCTTTAGCAAATGCTACACCTTACACCGTAGCTCCTACAAACCGTATCGGTTTCTCATTAAGCGCCACTCAAACTCAAGGCGTTGACAGTATGTCCCGGGATATTGAAAACATTCCAACATTCAATATTGCAGCATCTGGTTATAGTGACACTGTAATTCTCTCATTATTCAGAGTACGTCCTTCACCATTTGCTCCAACTACAACAACCTTACAGTACGTTATTCAAGAAGGTTACACTGGCTCGCTTTACACCCAACGTCAAGTTCAAGACCCACTCGGTGGTAAGCCATTATCGTTCTACCTTGGAACTGTTGCTAACGACAATTCTAACAGTATCACGACCTTTATCAATCCAAACATTAACTTAACTGCTTGGTTAGATAACAACGGCAATTCTACAAAGTCTGTAAGAGTTTACAAGACTTCTACAGATGCTGATATCTTAAACGATATCTCAACACTCAGTGCTTCTCCTGGTAATCAAACATATAACTTTGCTTTATCAGCAAAACCATACCTTGCCGTAAAGCCAGGTACCTTTAATGCAGCAAACAACTTATATGCTCTCGGCGTATATGCTGACAGTCTTCCTTCTAACAACGCAAAGCCAATTGGCGATGTTCCAACAAAGCTTGATGCAGTATTAAACCTTGCTGAAAACACTGACCTCATTGATATCGATATCACAATCTACGGCGGTCTTTCAACGATCTACGCCGTAACAAACACATTATACGGTGGTGCTTCTGCTGGCTTCGATGATACTGTCATCACCGACACACTAACAACTCAAGTTAATGCCTTAACAGCTTCTACTGGTAACCCAGTAAGTAACACATTAACATCTGGTTGGAATGCAATTACTTCTAGATTTGAAGAATTTGCAAGAGCGCGTCGTAAAGATCATATCTTCATTTCAGACCCAATCCGTCATATGTTCGTAATGGGAGAGAACTATAAGACCCTCGATAACAAGTCTAAAAACTTCTCACAAAACATTTACTGGCCATTACGTAATCTTTACGGTTCATACAACAGTAGTTATGCAACAGCTTACGCAAACTGGATCAAGGTTAACGATGCTTACTCTTACAAGAGTGTTTGGTTACCATTCTCCGGCTACGCTGCAGCAATGATGGCTAATAACGATACAGTAAATTATCCATGGTCTGCTCCGGCAGGTCTAAACCACGGCGTAATTAACGGTCTGGTTGATATCGGCGTTAACCCGCAACAAAAACAACGCGACTTACTCTATAAAGTATCTCTTAACCCATTAGTATACTTTCCGACTGATGGTTACGTAGTAATGGGTCAAAAGACCTTACTCAAGGCTCCAAGCGCATTCGACAGAATTAACGTTCGTCGTCTATTCCTTTACCTTGAAAAGGGCACTCAAAAGTCTACTCGCTACTTTGTGTTCGAACCAAACACCACATTCACTCGTGGTCGTCTAGTCAATACAATTACGCCGTTGTTTGAGCTTGCACGTTCAACTCAAGGTCTATACGATTACTTAATTGTATGCAATGATACAAATAACACCCCAAATGTTATTGACGACAATACTCTTGTTGTAGATATATACATTAAGCCAGTACGTACAGCAGAGTTCATCTTGGTAAACTTCTACGCAACCAAGACATCTCAGAACTTTAACGAGCTTCTCCAGGCTTAATAACCTAAATATATAAATCTATGGCCCAAACAATACAAGATTTTTTTAGAGTCGCACAAGAACGCGGGTTCTCTCGCGATTTCATGATGCGTGTGCGCGCCATTGGTAACGATACGTTTAACGAAGATGATTTTGTTTATGCAACAACAAAAAACCTTCCTAGCCGTAGCATTTCCAATCAAGCTGTGCCCTATATGGGGCTCAACTTTAACGTTCCAGGTACTGTAACATATCCAGGCTCAGATAGCTGGAATCTTACATTCCGTAACGACCTTAAAGGGGTCTTACGTAAGAAGCTTGAAGACTGGCAAGTTAACGATATATTCAATGATGAAACCAGTACAGGCGATCTTTCAGTACGCGGGGTAGATAAATTAATACAACTAGATCTTATTGATGATCAAGATAAAGTATTAAACACCTACAAGCTTTACGGCGCGTATATAAAAGAGTTAGGCACTATTGATTACGATCAAACCGGTACTGGCGCTCCTACTACGTTTACTGCAGTACTTGCTTATCATTATTGGAGACACGTATAAGATATAAAGTTATTTTACAAAGCCCTAGTAAAATAGGGCTTTTTTTATGTACCTAGTATTAAGTATTAACAATGGCACGAGGCTATAAAATACAGGATTTTTACCAGGCAGCAACTAAATTTGGTCTCGCTCGTAACAACGCGTTTCGAATAAAAAATATTAGTGGAGATGCTGGTGATTTTTTTGCTGGTAATATGGGGGACCTCTTAATATTTGCTAAAGACGGTACTATACCGTCAAGAGTAATTAAAACCGGGGAAGTTAAATACAAAGCATTTAATTTTGTAGTTCCACTTGAAGCCCAGTATCCAGAAAATCAAAGCTGGAGAGTTACATTTTATTGCGACGGGAACTATATATTAAGACAGCTCTTGGAAAAATGGAGCGTGGGTACTTATAATGAGCATTCTAATAACTCAAACCTTAGCTGGACTAACTGTAATATAGATCTTGCGCTTGTAGATTATACTAATGGTGGTATGATCGAGAATAGAATATATACGTTAGTCGGATGCTTCCCGACTAATGTGGGTAGCTTATCGTTTGATACTACCTCTACTGGTGCCCCGTTAACATTGGATATGACTTTAGCATTTCAATATATTATAGCAGGAGATGAAAAAATAAACACATCTAATAATTTATCCTCTAATATAACGCAAAATTTTCGAACACCCCAAACCAATCTTAATTTTGGTGGTTTTGTGTAAAGTCTTTTAAAAATACTAACTTTAACCTAAATATAATATATGCCACTAGCACAAGGAATACAAGAATTTTACTCGGTTGCTCAAGATACAGGGTTTACAAGAGACTTTCAATTAAGAATAACAGATTGGAGTGTACTTAATGATACTGGCGGCTTAGGGGAAGATGACTTTCTTATGTTACGTACTGCTACATTGCCAAGTATGCAGACGACTGTCAACCAAGTTCCGTTTATGGGACTAGATTTTAATTTACCAGGCACGACTAAATTCCCAGGCTCTCAAGCATGGAATGTAGAGTTTTACTTTCAACAAGATCGCGGTGACGGTACTTCTTTAAGAGATGTTTTTATATCTACTATGTTAGGTAATTTTGATTTTCAAGATACTTCTACAGGCAATCTACAATTACCAGACAGAGATGAAAATTATATAGAGATGTGCACGGTAGATGATCAATTAGATCCGCTCGTAACTTATACCCTTCAAGGGGCATTTATTACCCAAGTAGGAGATGTTTCCTTTGACTTAACTGCTGGTGGTACAATACAAAAAATACCGGTCACTATTGCATATCAATACTGGATTACCGACGCAAGCTAATAAGGATCAATATGGCGCAAACAAAAAGAGGTAAAAGAGTCCCGAAACCAAAACCAGGCGGTTTACTACGCGCTGGAAAAACTATTTCTAATGTGGGTAGAGCGGCGGGCACTCTAGGTAGAGCTGTCACAGGTCTGGGTAAAGCTCAACAAGCGTTTAAAAACATATTTAAGTAATATTAATGCAAACTCTAGGGCCAAGAGCTAATGGAGGTAATGGTAGCTCTGAACTAGAGCTATTCCGGCAGCTATTGGGTCAAAAAGAGTTTTCGATACCTTTAGGTTCAAACTTTTTTATACGTATTGAGACTATACCAACTGCGATACAAAATAACTCTACGGGGTATTTTGAACCAGGTCGTCCAGGTGGTCGTGGATGGAATATAGATACTGCTACTAGTAATCTTCTTAAATTTAGCCAGAAAAACGGTGATACTGGAGCTTGTTTATTTGCAAACGGTATTACCCCTCCAGTAGAAAGTGTTAGTGTTAGTAGAGTCGGTATGCAGCCAGCTTATGATGATTTTTCAGGTGGTTTACTAGACGGGGTAGTTACTAGAAGCCGTAAACAACAGGAGCCTGTAGCAATTTCTTTTTTAGAGACAGATCAATCTTTTATTGATTTTGTAATTCGACCTTGGGTAATTTTTACTTCGCATTTAGGGCTAATAGCCCGCGCACCTAATAGTCCAGATAACGTAAAGACTACTATTACAGCTATCTTTTTCTCTACTCACGGAAACGGTGTAACCCCTCGTAAAGTGTTTAAATTTTTTGATTGCGCACCAGTTTCTATTGATACTGCTACTGCCTATGATTACGGTACTAATGCTGTTAATACAATAAAAACTTCGTGGGCATACAATCATTACTCCCTTTCTACTTTAGATGCATTTAGTAAAGCTCCTGTTATACCAGCCCAAAAAATAGAGCCGTTTAACGCTACTCTAGGGGATGTAGGGTCAGTATATGCAATAGGCCCTAGAAGCCAACCGATCGCTACAGCCCCGGCTGCATCATATATTATTCCAGGCAAATCTGAAATCGGAAGAGCGCCTAGCTTTAATTCGGCCACTCCACCCGATTTTTAGCCTGTTGTGGTTTTAATTGTCCCATTAGGTAATTATAGTTAATGGGATTTACATTTAACGTAAAGTTACCGGGATTTAATAATAGAGTTTTTCGGTCTCGAGAGCTGAGCGGTGCTTTGTATAGAGATGTAGTTAAATCCCTTTATAACGCAGACGATTCAGCGTTTATAGAATGTCTCAATAACACATGTGAGTACATTATACCCGGGATATTACAGGAGGATATTAACGTTGTAGATAAGCTCTTACTTCTAATTAATGCCCGCGCAGTTTGCGTGAGTCCTGATTTAAAGTTGAACGTAACTTGCTTTGCTACTAAAAAGCAATTTAACTATACATGTAAACTAGATGAGCTATATAGCCGCTTAGAAGCTCTCAAATA